TGGAGATATTGCACTCTTCATTAAGGATGAGAAGATCTGCTCTTGGAGCAAAGTGGATCCTGCGCCTAGGTTAATTTCCCCAAGATCCCCCAAGTATTGTGTGCAATTAGGTAGGTACATCAAACCCATAGAGCATTTGCTGTATAAAGCGGTGGCTCGTGTCTGGGGTGAAACCACAATAGCAAAGGGCCTCAATTTCAATGAAAGGGGGACGTTGATCCAACAGAAGTGGGAGTCATTTAATGACCCGGTGGCTGTGGGCTTGGATGCATCACGATTTGATCAGCATGTGTCAGAATTGGCGCTGATGTGGGAGCATTCCGTTTATATGCGGTGTTATCCCAGAGAGGAATGTGATGGCAAGTTAGCGAGACTTCTGGAACGGCAGTTGGTCAATAGGGGGCGTTGCTATGTTGAAAACCATCTGGTGGAGTATGAACACAGAGGTGGCAGGATGAGTGGTGATATGAACACTGCTCTTGGAAATTGTCTCATCATGACTGGTTTGGTATGGGAACACGCCAGGCAGATGGGTGTTGCCGTCAAGTTGATTAATGATGGTGATGATTGTGTCGTGTTCATGGAGAGGGCTGATTTGGCCAGGTACTTAGGTGGTTTGGAGGAGTGGTTTCGGGCTAGAGGCTTCACTATGAAGGTGGAGAAGCCGGCGTTCGAGCTGGAACAAATAGAGTTCTGTCAGTGTAGACCTGTATGGAACGGGGAACAGTACACAATGTGTAGAAACGTGTTTAAAGCGCTATTTACGGATGGTGTTCACGTTGGCCGCACATTGTCGGAAATTCAACACATCAGGTCTGCAACATCAAAATGTGGGAAGGTGTGGTCAAAGGGACTGCCCATATTTGGCGAATTCTACGAGTTTCTGGGTTGCGATGCCCCTAGGGGGAAAAGCAACTTTTATGGTGACTATAGGCACAGTGGTACGGTTTGGCAGGCTAAGGGGTGTGTTAGTGGCACAACGCACATCACCGATGAGGCCCGCGCCAGCTTCCATCGTGCTTTTGGCATCACTGGCTCAGAACAGGTGTTGGTCGAGGATTTTTACAAAAATCTACCGAAGACCACGTACGACACGCCCCAGGATGCTCTTGTATATAATCCGCAAATATCCCCCGATAGTTACCCGTTATTTGTGAGTGAGTCATTGTGTGAAATTGTGTTTAATAAATAATATGGCAAAGAATAAGAAATCACCACCACCACCTGGATTGCGTAATCCTCGGAGAAAACCGCGTACTAGACGTAGAGTTATGGGAACATCATCTTTACTTCAAGCTAGGCAGATTGCGTACGCGCAGCTGCTCCATAGTCCTGACAGTGGTGTTGAGGTGCCTGGGGGGGTGTACGATGGAGAGAAAGGTATTACCCAGAGGTTTGTTACTAGTGTCACCCTGGCTAATGGCATAAATCAAACAGCTGGTTTTATGGCTTACTGTCCATCTACTGGGAATTATCTTGCAGCTGGAGTAGGTACAACTGCCTCCGTACTCTCTCCCGCATTCACCAATAGTGCTGCTCCTGGAGCAGCTTTCTTGGGATTGAATGCCGCAAAGAGTCGTGGTATTGCATGCAAGTTGGAAATAATTCCCTCCGCCGTCTCTGTCACCAACATTGTGGGTGAGGTCTGTGCTGGTGTTACGACATCCAACACATTTCCTTCTGGGTCGTACACTATTGACACCATCTTCAACGCTGCCAAGGCTTATGGGCCTATCCAGCGAAAAGTGTATACTTCACGGTGGTATCCCAGTGGACTAGATCACACCTACAACACATACAATTCAGCTCCAAACGAGGATCACAATTTAGTATTCATTGCATTCAGGAATTGGCCGGCCACTGCTACGCTGCAGGTGCGTGTTACTTACGTGGTTGAGTATACTATGAAGCCAGACTTAGGTATACCACCCACCGGCGCTGTATCCACACCTGTCCAGCACGCAGCTGTCATTGATCAGCTTCACAAATCCGACCCCCATTGGCACCACAGCATTTTGGATGATTTCAAGGATGCTGCTAAGACCGTGTCAAAGGACGCGAGCTCTTTTGTCAAGGCAGCCGCTAGGCATGGGCTTGTGTCATTGGGAGAGGAGATGGTCAAGGTAATTCCCCGTGCTTTGTCATTGCCAGTATTGATGTAGGGTGGGTGTTTGGTTGGTGTGACCATTTCACACTTTGTTGTTTTGTTGCGGTTGGCGGGAGCTTGTGTTGTTTGGAGTCATAGCTAAAGAGGTGCCCTTGAGCAAGGCTACTTGGGGTGGGTGTGTGCATGCATACATCTATAAAAGTTGAACCCTACCTCGGATGTGTGACTCCCGCAGCAGCAAGCGTATGGGAGCCTTTCATGGAGGCTTAAAAGACCATGCGGGAAGGATAG